TACATCAAACTAGTAGAACGTTATTCACAACGTGCTAACTGGCGTGGATACACATACATTGATGAAATGCGTGGACAAGCATTGTTACAATTGACACAGATTGGTTTACAGTTCAACGAAGCTAAGTCAGACAATCCGTTTGCTTATTATACTGCCGCAGTTAATAACTCATTCACTAGAGTACTAAACATTGAAAAGAAAAATCAAGGTATCCGTGATGATTTATTAGAGAATAGCGGACAAGCTCCATCATGGACACGTCAACTTGAGCATGAAATGAAATCAAGTGAACGTTGGCAGAAAGTTATTAAGACTAAGATCACAGACGAAGCAATTCCAACTGAAACAATCAAAGAGATTTATGCAGACAATGACTAATCTATTTAATAAACTTGCATTTTTTACAGACATTCATTACGGCATGCGTAACAACGCACGTCAACACAATGAAGACTGTAGTGACTTTGTAGAATGGTTTATCCAAGAAGCAAAAGCAAAAGGGTGCGAAACATGTATCTTTGGTGGTGATTGGCATCACAACCGTGCAAGTTTAAATATTTCTACGATGAAGTATAGCATCGATGGTTTGCGCAAACTAAGCAAAGCATTCGATAAAGTGTATATGATTAAGGGAAATCACGATTTGTTTTATCGTGAAAGCCGTGAGATTAGCAGTATCGAATTTGCTAAAGAGTTTGATAACATTATCATAGTAGAAGATACAATGATTGAAGGTGATGTTGCACTTGTGAGTTGGCTTGTAGGTGATGAATGGAAGAAAGTTCCTAAGATTAAAGCAAAGTATATGTTTGGTCATTATGAACTTCCTACATTCAAACTCAATGCGATGGTAGAAATGCCAGATCATGGTGGTCTTAAAATGGATATGTTCAAGAATCAAGATTATGTATTCACTGGACACTTCCACAAAAGACAAGTAAAAGGAAATGTTATCTATACGGGTAACGCATTCCCACATAACTTTTCTGATGCGTGGGATGATGATAGAGGTTGGATGTTCTTAGAGTGGGACAAAGAACCTGAATTCTTTGCATGGAAAGATGCCCCTAAATATAAGAATATCAAACTATCACAATTACTAGATAATCCTTCTAAGTTCTTGCTACCGAAAACGACAGCAAGAATTTCATTGGACATTGATATATCTTATGAGGAAGCAAACTTCATCAAAGATACATTTATCGAAACATATGATTTAAGAGATTTATCATTAGTTCCAGTAAAGTCTACACAACACGAAGAAGACGTAGGTGCTGAAATTCACTTTGAAACTATTGATCAAATTGTTGTTGCGCAACTGTCCGCAGTTGAAGGAACATACAACAAAAATGTCTTAATCGAAATTTACAACAACCTATAACGGAGAAAAAGATGAAGAAGATTCTTATTACGGGCAACCGTGATTATGGTTTATGCCAAGCATTATGCGACATGTTCGAAGAAAATAGTTTCGAATATGAATGTGCAAGTAGAGCAACTGGATGGCAATTAGATACATACTTAGAACAAGTACGTTTAGGAAATCATTTCGTAGAAAATGAATTCAATGTGTTTATAAACAACTCTGCTATGTGGAAATTTCACCAAGTTATGATTGCAGAAAATGTATACAACCGTGCCAATGATGCAGACGTACATGCGCATTTCATTCATATGGGATCGACTGCGGATACAGGTGTTAAAGGTAGAACATGGAGATACCCAACAGAAAAGAAAGCATTGCGGGATTATAACCGTGATCTAACTTATATGACTGCTGGAGGGTCTAATGTTAAATCAACTCTTTTATCTCCTGGTAGTTTAACTACTGAAAATGTTATGAAGAAGCATCCAGATAGACAACTAATTGATGTAGAATATATCGCAGACGTTGTTTTATGGTTGCTTAATCAACCAGAATATGTTAATATTAATGAAATTTCATTAGATCCTATTCAACATGGGACATACGCAAGAGAGAGGTAGATTACTTTTGCTAAAATTAAAGAACATTACGATCCGAAACTTTATGAGTGTCGGAAACGTTACACAAGGAATCGATCTAGAACGTGATGCATTGTCACTCGTTCTGGGAAACAACATAGACTTAGGTGGTGATGGTTCACGTAACGGTACAGGTAAGACAACTCTTATCAATGCACTATCATATGGATTATATGGCAACGCATTAACAAACATCAAAAAGAATAACTTAATCAATAAGACTAACGGCAAAGGCATGTTAGTCACAGTTGATTTTGAATATAACGGAAGCGAGTACCGCATTGAGCGTGGTCGTTCTCCTAATGTATTCAAGTTAAAACGTGATGGCGTTGATATGAATGATATGCAAGATGAAGCACAAGGTGAAATGCGACAAACGCAAATCGAAGTTGATTCCATTATTGGTATTTCACACAACATGTTCAAACACATCGTTGCATTGAATACATATACTGATCCATTTTTATCGATGCGTCCTAATGATCAACGTGAAATCATTGAAGAACTATTAGGTATTACTGAACTTTCTCGCAAAGCAGATAGCTTAAAGGATGAAATAAAGTCTACTAAAGAGCAAATCAAAGATGAAGAGTATCGCTTAAAAGCTATCGAAGATGCAAACGGACGTATTCTAAAGTCTATCAAAGACATTGAACGTAGACAACGTATCTGGACAGACAAACATACAAAAGATGTAGCAGATTTAGAAACAGGTCTAGATGCACTGACACATATCGATATCGATGCAGAGATTAAGAACCACACATTCATTGCAGAATATAACGAAAAGAAAACTCGTTTAGATGAAGCTACCCGTTGGATAAGTAGTATCAATGCAGATGATGCAAAGCAAGAGAAAGTTATTTCTAAACTAAAAAACGAAATCAAGTTGCTAAAAGAACATACTTGCTATGCTTGTGGACAAGAAATGCATGATGATAAACAAGAAAGCATCCTTGCATCAAAAGAAGAACAAAAGCAAGAAGCTACTATGCAATTACTTGCAAACAACACGCAACTACAAGAACACGAAACTGTTGTTACAGAAATCGGTGAACTTGGTAGTAAGCCAACAGTATTCTATGATTCACTAAATGATGCATATGAACATCAGAATTCAGTTCGTATGTTAACAGAACAGATAGAACAAAAGAAATTAACTGAAGATCCTTACGCAGATCAAATCAAAGAAATGCGTGAAAGTTCATTAGAAGAACTAGATTATTCACACATGAATACGCTAGTTTCATTCAGAGAACATCAGGACTTCTTAATGAAACTTCTTACTAATAAAGATTCCTTCATTCGTAAGAAAATTATTGATCAAAACTTATCATTCCTAAACAAACGTTTAGAATCATACCTAGATAAGTTAGGTCTACCACACGAAGTTAGATTCCAAAGTGATCTAACTGTAGAAATCACTGAACTAGGAAGAGACCTAGACTTTGATAATTTATCACGTGGTGAACGCAATCGCTTAATCTTAGGACTAAGCTGGGCATTCCGTGATATATTTGAATCACTATATAGTACAATCAATGTTATGTTTATAGACGAATTAATTGATTCGGGTATGGATACTAATGGTGTAGAAGCATCACTTGCTGTATTGAAGAAAATGGTTAGAGACAGTGGACGTTCAGTCTTCTTAGTTTCACACCGTGATGAACTTCAAGGAAGAGTTAGTGATGTGCTGAATGTAGTAAAAGAAAACGGGTTCACTACATTTGCACAAGAAACAGAAACACTAGAACCTGGTGTTGAATTAGATACAGTCATATAGGAGAAAACAATGACAAATCATGAACAAATCGTAGAAAGTTACGAAACTTACCTAAAAGAACATGCTGCTTGGGAAGAAAAAGGCGTAAAAGCTGCGGCGGCACGTGCAAGAAAAGCACTCGGTGATATTGGTAAACTAACCAAAGAGCGCCGTAAAGAAATTCAAGATAAAAAGAATAGCATGTAAAAAAAGTGTTGACACATAGTAGATTATCTGCTATACTGATAACAATAAGGAAGTTAAGTGTCTCCTCTCAACCTCTCTCAAAATGCTTACTTCTTTATTGTTTCAACACAGAGCATGAAACAAAACCCAATGCATCTGATTGCATTGGGTTTTTTCATTATTGAAAGGATAAAAGTATAATGAGTAAATTTATAGGTAAGGCCGAAGAACGTGAAATGATGCGTGAAGAATCTGAAAAAGCAGTCAAAGAGTTTTTGAAGAATGGCGGCAAAGTAAAAAAGATTGCTGAAGGTGAACACACTGAAGCAAAAGACATGAAGTATAAATTTCGTAAACCAGCATTCGGTGGTAAGAAAAAAACTGAATAAATACTCTCATGGAATTCTTATTAAAAGCAATCATTGGCGGTATAATAATTGCCAGTGTAGTTACAATCGCCCAACGTGGCAATCCAACAATGGGAGCCTTAATATTAGGTATCCCATTAAGTAGTATTGTTAGCATCATATTCATGTATTACGCAGGAGTAGATGTTTCAGTATATACACAATTAGCAATAGAAACTGTATATTTTGTACTAATCAGTTTAGCATTCTTTCCAATATTTGCATATATGGTATATGTTATGCCATTCTGGCCAGCACTAATTATATCAACTAGTATTTCTATGTCGGGATTATATGTACTAAAACTATTCTTAGAAAGATAATGACTTGAACTGGATACAAATAGATAAACAAATTATCAGTATGATGCGGGTAATCAACGATAAAGATAAACTCTACGAAGATGTAAAGCATGTATTCAAGTGGAATGACTCACAAGTCGAAGCCGCTGTAAGACCATTGATTGAACGATGGGACTGGTACGGCATGCATAAAGATGAAAATCCAGTAAAGAAAAAACGTGCAACAAAAAAAGCCCCTGCTAAAAAAGCAAAGGCTACTAAGAAGAAATCATAATCTATCTTTAAAATTTTCTAAATATTCTGTAAGAACTTTCGAACTTCCTATTCGAACATTGATGATACCGTTATAGTATTCATCAGTTTCTAATACACGGCGTTCGAATTGTTCCCGTGCCTCCATATAACTTAAAGCACCACGACTCGGACAGTAGTGAAGTATTTCTCTTGTAAACTTGTCTTCACCTAGTTCTGCTACATCTGCATTAAGATGATCAGAAGAACCCCAATATGTACGCCAATCGCTTTCTTTATATCCACGTCTTTTGTTCTTTCGCCCTTTTAAAGGTGGCTTCGTGGTTTTAAACTTAGCTAACTTCTTACCTACATATTTTCTATTATTAGTGGTATTAGTAATAAGATAAACAAATCCCTCAACATCATCAGGTAATTCATTAACTATCTTATTATCATATTTCCAATCACTCATTAGTAAATCATTTCATCTTATAAGGTCTAAAGACCTAATCCTTCATAAATCTCATATCGCTTTCGCTCAATCGATTTAATCAGTCTTTA